TAGAGCGACTCGACCAGATTTTGCCAATCGAGGCCATAGGGTTAGACGTTGCGTTATCCACCTCTGGTGATGAGAGTGTTTTGTGTGTGGGTGGGTCTCGTGGTGTTCGGGCATTGCACGCGATACAGGTTCGGGATGCGACCCAGTTGATGGACTGGGTGCTGGGGACGATGTCGGATCAGTATTCGATTGACCTGGTGCGGGAGGAGATCCCGGTTGCGGTGGATTACGGGGGCGGGTTTGGGAATGCTGTGGGTGACCCGTTGAGGCGGAAGGGAGTTCGCATCATCGAGATCAGGGGCAACGACAGCAGCACTGTGGACCCCCGCGTGTATGCGAATATGCGTTCGGAGATGTATGGTGAGTTGGCGGCTCGACTTGATCCACAGGGCCAATTTGCGAGTATGCCGTTTATGCTTCCCGAGGATCAGATGCTGCGGGATGAACTCGCGGCAGTCGAGAGACTCTATGTGGCCAGGGATGGACTGAAGTTTCGAGTCACACCAAAGGTCAAGGTGCAGGGGTTCAAGGATGTTCAAAGTTTGCACCAGAAACTCGGACGGTCGCCGGACAGGGCCGATGCCGTCTGCTACTTCTGGAGGGCACTCCAATGGCAAGGCGCGGATCTCGGAGAATGGGTCGAGGCTGGAGCGTTTTAGTTTTGACAACAGTTGTTGCCGTTTGGGCAGATGAAACAACTCCCACTATTTTTTCTGACGGATGTGTCTCACGGGGGGTTCGTCTCCTACACAGCACACCTTGTGAAGTCGCTGAAGGACGTGGGGGTCGATGCGAGGGTGTACCGAAAGGGAAAGGGCGGGGCGTTTCGCAAGTGGTCGCACGGAGTGATGTCGTCGACCGTCCCCCTGGAGCAGATGGTTTCGGAATTTCGGAGCGCGGGGGCGGGGGTCATCGTCTGCGGGTATTGGAAATCCCACTCCGAGGAAATCGAGGCGTTGCTTTCCGAGGGGGCCGCTCTCGTTCTCCACGATCCGACCGAGATGTCCGAGCCGATGATGAGGTGCGTCGAGAAGAACCAGTCGCAGGTCATCGTCATCCGCAAAGCCAATATCGACAACGTCACCCAGAGGGGAGTGACAAATGTGTCACTGGTGCCACACCCATACTACGGCGAGGTGGCACGCCACCAGGGAAAGAGGTCGCGGAGAGCGGTCACCATCGGACGGATAGACTTCGACAAGAATCAGGACGTGGTGGCGGCGGCGTTCGACGCATTGCCGGTTCGGGTCCGTATGTCGTGTGCGATGTACGGGGCACTCAACGGGATCTGTGGGCATCACCATCTCGATCAAGTCTCCCCGTCATGGCGTGGATACTGGAAAGGGACATTCCCCAAGACTGCCACAGCACCAATCCGAATCGCCGAGACAGCCGACTATGTTGTGGATATGTCAGCGATCTGCGGGGACGGCGGTGGGACGCAGTACACCTTCTTCGAGGCGTGGGAGGCGGGGGCCGTCCTCGTTGTGAACTCCGAATGGATCAGGGAAGGCGAGGAGATGAAGCCGGGCGTCAACTGCCTGTCAGCATCAGGGTCGGGGGAACTCGCGGATATACTTGCGCGGAAACCGGACGCAGCGGGGTGGGCCGTTTTGAACAGCGGAGCAGACGAGACCATGAGACTGCACGCCCCGAAAAGGATAGCAACGGAGTTTCTCAAGGCGATGGGATGAGCCGGAATGAAGATGTCCTAAGACTGGTGTTACTCACCAATGCCATGCGAAAACGATGGCGGCTGAAGCCGCTGAAGATGGACGCTGGCCTTACCATGATGGCGGGAGATCGCGCTGACAACATGGCGGCGAACTCCGCACTCCTTCACGTTGACGGTCCTGCGGAGAATATCGGGTTCGGATTTGAGAACTCCGAGGACGCACTGAAGGGGTGGATGAATTCCCCCGAACACCGAGACAACATCGTCAACAGGGAACACACCCACATGGGAGTCGGGCTTTCGATTTCCAATGGCATCAAGTGGTGGTGCGTTCTCTTTGGAGCAGAGAGACGTTGACCACGTCCAAGAGTCTCTGGATACTGAGATAGATGCAGGTCACAGACAAGACGTTGCTGAAAGATTCGAGGCAACTTCCTGACCACTTGAAGGGGTCCATTGTCCTGCTGCGGTTTGCCGAGCCGATACCAAGAATTGCGTCACATCATTTCGTCCGCGTTCGACTCTCGGAGAAAATGCTTAGAGATGGCGAAAGCAAAGCATACCGAGCTGATATCGTTCAGCCGCACAGGACAGGCAGGAGGAAGTGCCGCATCTGTGAAAGGCCAAGAGACGAGATCGACGAATCCACACAGGTCTGCGGCAACCCACAGTGCGAGCTGTTTTCAAAGCCGGTGTCATGTGGAACCCTCCAGGGAGTCATCAAGGTTCTCATCGCCAAGGATTTTGAGGAACCAGACGGCAGGCTCAATGCCGTGGGCCTCATCCTTGACCGGAGATACAACGAACAGACCCTCGCGGCCATCTACCGAACTGCGGGGATGCTCTGCGACCAGATGGGATGGAGTCTGAAGTGATGGACTGGTTCAAAACCCGATCAAAACTGAAACGGGAAAATGACCGTCTGCGCGCAGAGATCCAGTCCGCTTCCGAAACCATCTATAGCCACCTCGGACCCAAGGGGCAGTATGGGTCGTTCTTGGGGTATGGGCCTGACTCGGGTTCCGACGAGGAGCTGGTGCGGCACTTTACGCTTTGGAACTATGTGGCGATCTCCCGAATCGGGTACAAGATCGCCGAGCAGTTCCCGAAGGTGTCGCGAGCTGTCAACGCCGGAGAGGCTTCCCAGACTCTCAGCGTCAAGCAGATGCAGCACATCCGCCGACAGCATGGCGGCATCATCCAGTCGCACGAGGAACTCGCGCCGGTCGACTCCAGCCACCCACTCCTGCGGCTCCTCCACGAAGTCAACCCGGAGGATTGGTGGGGGACGTTCATCTATGAAACGATCATGTTCTGGCAACTCACCGGGGAGTTCTACTGGTGGGTCATTCCCAACAACGCCGGAATGCCGTCACAGATGTGGGTCATTCCGACCCAGTGGGTGAAGCCCAACTATGACAGGATTGGCAATATCGAGTCCTACACCGTCACGCCAGACGGCGACAGGCAGCGAGCAAAACCGATCCCCGCTGACCAGATCATCACGGGGAAGCACAAAAGCCCGATCTCCAAAGCCAAGTGCCACAGCCCCACCGCTGCCGGTAGCCAGTGGATCGACAACTCCGAGAGCGTCGAGGAGGCCAGGTGGAACACGTTTCGGAATGGACCCCTGCCAAGCGTTTCCATCGAACTGGACCGCGAGCAGTATGCGAAGCCTGACCCCGACGTGCTGAGAGCCGTCAAGGACAGGTTCGTCGCAAGGTATGGCGGAACAACCAGAGCGGGTGAGCCGATCATCTCCCCGCCGGGGATGAAGGTCAGTCCGTTTTCAATGAAGCCTGCGGAGATGGCTTTTCCTGAGACAATCGACCAGGTGCGTGATCAGGTTCTGGCGTTGCACGGTGTCCCGAAAGTCATCGCCGGTATCACAGCCGATATCAACAGGGCGACGATCTACGGTGCGAACTTGATCTTCTGCGAGAACACGATCAATCCGCTGCTGTCCCTGCTGGCCGGAATCATGTCCGAAAAGCTGGCCCCCCGGTTCGGCAGCGACCTCCGCATTTGGTTTGACGATGCACGTCCCGCTGACGCCGAAGCAGAACGCGAGGAGGTCAAGCTGGACTGGACGATGGGAGCCATCACGCCCAACGAACGGCGTATCTCCCGTGGTCGCGAGCCGGTCGACGATCCCGGTGCTGATGAGCTTTATGTCACCACGGTATCCATACCGATGGGTTCCACAGATGCAGAACAGGCCGGTCATGAACCGAGCCGAAACGGAAAGGCGAATGGAAATGGCCAAGATCAAAGACGCAGTGAGCAACTCGATGTCCGAAGGAATGGGCGAGGCTCAAACGGTCAAGCAGTCAAAGAAAAAGTGCTGCGATCCGAGAGAAGGGAACTGCTCGCGGAAGGACTGGCACGAACGTCTCGCGAGTCTCGCAGAAGAACAGGAGGAATCCTAACCCCGTCTCCAGTCTGGCAGTCGCGGAGACTTGAGAAGGTCTCCAAGGCGTGGCGTGAAATCCGGCAGCATCACGAAGACCAGATTTCCGCAGCGGTCACCGGGTACTTCCGAGAGCTGTCGGATGCCGTCGCCGAGAGACTGAGCGGGTCGATGTCATCCGATCTGCTGGAGAACCTTTTCGTCGAAGGTGATGCCCAGATGTGGCGAAAGGCTGTCGGCCCGAGCTGGGTCAGGGCAATGCTTGCCGGGGCACAGTTTGAGATGACCCAGCTTGGAATCGAGATGCCCGAGCCGTCTGAGCTGGTTGCAGCAAGCTGGGTGCGACAGGCCGAGGAGGAACCACCTCCACCACTCGTCGACCCCGGCTCACCAGAGATCGCTCTGGAGTTCTTTGCCGACTATGGAGGCGCACCCAGCATCTTTTTGGAGATGCCCGTTCAGGTGCAGGAGGACATTATCCAGTACCTCAAGGGGCGAGAGGTGCAGCAATGGACGATGATAACCGAGACCCAGCGAAAGAAGGTCGAGAAGGTTATCGCTGATGGACTCATCGAAGGGTGGGACGGTCGTCAGATGGAAGCCGAGATCAAGTCCATCATTCGGCAAGGGGCGTATAAAGATCAGGCGATGACGATTGCTCGCACCGAGGGAACGTCTGCCATGAACCATTCATCGCAGACCGTCAGGGTCGTCAACAGTATTCCCCAGAAGGTGTGGATTTCCACCATCGACAACTTCACCCGTCGAGGCGCACCCCCACAGGGATTCGATCACGCGAATCCGCCGCTTGGACCCAACGGACAAACTGTGCCCAATGAAGACCCATTCTTGGTCAGCGGCGAGCTGCTCATGTACCCCGGAGACCGCTCGGGTAGCGCGGGGAACATTATCAACTGCCGATGCGATGCGTCAGGAGTGGTTGACATCTGATGCCCAATCCACGATCCGAAGAAACCAAGGATGAGTTCATCTCCCGGTGCATGGGAGACGCGGAGGCGAGAGACACATTTCCAGATTCCGACCAGAGATCAGCGTTCTGTTATTCCAAGTGGGAAGAACAGGGGTATGGGTCGG